CTGTGTCTGCAGAGATTGTTCCACTCTTTACTACTACACCTGCTGAACCAGTTTTAACACCAGCCAAAGAGAACAATGCTTCACCATTAGAAATAGAAGCAGTTGTTGCTGAGTTGCTGATTACTGTTAAGTCTGCTGATGTTGCTGTTAATGTTCCTGCTCCTACAACTACGCCAGCAGCATCATATGCTACCGCAGAAATTGCGTCTGCATTAGAACCTACAGCAATTGTTGGCTTCTTTACAGTTGTAACAACTTTAGCAATATCGCCATAGAATGTTACCTTTTCTGTTGCCAAGATTACGCCAGATGCTGAGGTAAGTGTGATTGCTCCTACGCCAGATGTTCCATCAGCAAATACACCAATATAACTTCCAGCAGGAATAACTAATGATCTACCAAGACCAGAAATAGTTGCATGGTTTGTACCATGTCCTAACATACCTGCACCTGAAACAGTTGCTGTAATTGATTCTGAAGCAGAACCATTAGCAGCATTCTTTTGAGTTAATACAATAACTGCTGCAGCATCAGAAGACACAGCCTTTGAAGCATACACAGTTGCATCTGTTGTTGCTGAAATTGTTTCACCAGCATTTAAAATAGATGTTGTATAAGCAGTTGATGCCTTAAGATCTGGAGCGGTAACAGTAACTGTCCATGTAAGAGCAGGAGATGTAACTGAACCAGATGCACTAGTTAATGTAGGAATAAATCTAACTACATATGTTCCAGCAACGCTAGGCACATAAAATGATGCTGTCAATTTTGCAGTAACATAACCAGTAGTATTAGTTGCTGGTGAAATTGCTGCTGTTCTTGTATCTGATGATAGCGCCACTGTTGCACTAGATGTTTCTGTAACAGCCAACTGTGGAACGCTAGCAGTAGATGGGGCAGACAACACTGCAGATATTACCGAAACGGTATCTCCAATTGATGTTCCCAAAAATGATACTGACACAACTGCTGTTGCAGTCTCGCCAGGATTAATTGTGTCTGCTACGGCATCAATGCTAACAACGTCAGCATATACTGTAGCCTGTGTCGGAAGTGCCGACATCACGCCAAGTGTCAAGGCTGCAGCCAAGACTGTGGCAAGTTTCTTAAATGAATTCATTCTTCTCCTTATTATTTTATATTAAGTTTAATTTATCTAGAAAGTCCTTAACATCGTTAGGCATTTCCCGATTATCTAATTCTACCATACGTTGCTGTTTTTCAGCAAATCGTGTTGCAGAACTCCATGTATGAATCTCTATCTCTGTATTATTATTCTTCTGTGTATGAGATATTGCTCCAAATACCGCCCCACATACAGCATCAGCCAAGTCTTTTGACTTTTTACGGGGATGGTCAACTCTATTTCCCTTCATTATTTTTAATTCTGACATTTCTTCTAGTAAAATTGGAATCATTGGGATAGCAACACGCTCTTCATAAATCATCATAGCCAAGTCTTCATAATGTTTTTTAGCAACCGATACAGTTTCTGTTTTAATTCCAACAGCCTGTAATTCATTTTGAATATCAAATGACTGCCAACGGTCAAAAGAAACCATACCTATGTTAAATCCTTCTCTACGTAAGTTAATAATCCATTGTTTTACTTCAGATAAATTTACTGGTCCCTCTGCCCTTGGCTCCCACCAAGCAACGGCATCAACAACAACAATGGGGGCTACCTGTTCATAATCTTTAATAACCTGAATGTTAACCCACTTATCAACGTGGGCAATAGCAACAGCACACTTGTCATGCTTTTGTGCAAGGTCTGCATGGATATAATATGTTTTTTCTGGATCTGGTTTAAATGTTTCATCAAACCTTCTAAAAGAGTCTAGTGGATTTCTAGTATTCATACATTTTTCTAATTTATCTTTTTGTTTAAAAAATGCGTCAGATGCAAATGTTGGCATGCATGCAAAACGCATCATTGCATCACCTAAATCTGTATAAAATGCTAATTTAAAATCATCTATTTTACGAGTAGGATTTACTTCCCAAGTTGGTCTTTTAAAAGCCAAAATTTTTGGAACCTTATAAGAAATAATATTATCTTCTTCCCAACTAATTTCAAATTGATTATTTGGGTCATCATGTGGTAAGTCTTCATTCATAATAAAAATATGTTTTTTTTCTACTGTTTCTTTTTCTGCAATTACATCTTCATATCTTTTAGAAATAAAATCTCCTTGATATCGTGGGAAAGAAAGTAAAACTACCTTTCCTAAATCTGGAAAACGAGAATCTACGGATCCACGAAATGCTTTATAAATATTTTCTGCAGTCTTACCTTGCTCATTACCAGTGCCAACCTCAGATGCAAAACCAGAAATCTCGTCAAGCACTGCAAGCAATAAGTTTAAGCCTTCGTGAGACTCTCTTTCAGAGTGACCAGAATAAACCGTAATTGATTTATCAAACTCTACAGAATCTGCCTTAGCATTATATTTGCCAGCAAACCATGGTGACTTTTCAATCTTTGTTTTAAAACCTTTAAAGAAAACATTTTTTGCTTGTTGTGCGTTAATAGCAACGTTAATTAAATCTATTGCATCTCCACTTGGCTTTCCGAAATATCTTGCAGGATCTTTAAGACATAATAACTTGTAAACAATATAAGCACAAGCAACAGTAGAGGTAAAGTCTTTACCAGAGCCCTTGCCCAACTGTAAGATAATCTCATTTTTAGTATATTTATCATAATACCTTGCCCCCTCTACAGATCCATACAGTTCTTGTAAATCTTCTTTTTTATATATTTGACTCATTGCTTCTACAATGTCATATTGAATTGAGGATAATGGTGGCTGCCCTAAATAGTCAGAAGACTCAACAAAAGTTTTTGCGTCTACTGGTTTTTCTTCAAATTGATTTTCTTTTAATACCTCAAGAAAATCATTGAACATCGTGGACAATTGTAATCACTTCTCCTTCTTTAGCAATCTGAGAAAGACGTTGCATAATTAAATCACGTACTTCTGGATGACTTGAAGCAATATCTCTAAGTATTTCAACTAAAACTTCTTGTCTTCTTTCAATTTGAATCATTTCTTCTGCAAGTTCTTTATTTTCTAATAGCCCAGCCTTTTGTAACATTTCAATTCTAGACTTTTCAATATCCATAACTAGTTTAATTGCTTGAGTTTTTGCACTAAGATTATTTGTCATTGATGCTTCATCAATAACTTCATAAGACTTTGTAATTAATTTACTATAGTGTGCATCTGCACCAGCAAGGGCTTCTTTAGCACGAGCACGAATAGCGTCATTGGCAGATGCCATAACCTTCCACTCATTAATTAATGCAACAACACGAGTTCTTGGCATGTCCAAGTCTTTAGAAATTTTTGTAGGATCTTGACCTTTAAGATATTCTGCAACAACTTTATTTACTTCGTCAAGATGTTGAATTAATTCTGTTTCAGTTGACATGTTTTTCCTTTGCTACTTTTAATAAAATTAAATATCCAATTAAGTCATCAATATCATTATCTCCGACCATGCCAGTGCCCTTCATTAGACGACTTAATTTATCGTCTATTCTGACATGAAGTTGTTCTATTGGATTTGCCTTACTAAAAATTCTTACTGGATCTAATGCAGAATCTCCATATGAAATATTTTTTTCAATTAACATTTGTGCAATTCCTAAACAATTCATTAATATTTCATTACCAGATGGAGCAGATAATGAATGAAGATACAAGTCATTATAAACAAAGTGATCAATGTCTTTGTATACTGGAACTGGCTTCATCGTTTTGACTTCCTTAGTCCAAATTTTGCAAGGTATACATAGATAGTTTCAACACTAGTTCCACATTCCTTAGCAATATCTTGTGGAGACCTTTTGTCCATAACAAACCTTTTACGGAGCCAAGCCTCGCTTGTATATAGTTTAGCAGTCATAATATTATTTGTCAATTTCTGTTTCTTTATTTATAATATCATAAAAATAACTATCAGAGTCTTCAGTTATCCATTTAGAAGCATCTTCTACATCCCACTTATAGGTATTTATTAGACGATTTATTAATGGCTCTCCTGGCTTTGTAGTAAATGAAGGCTCTAAAGCAAAAACACGGTTATTTGGCTGTATTGCAAAGTTTCCATCATCTCTTTGTATCACATGACCACATTTATGTTGCCCTGGATTTTCTGAATAGCCATCGTCAAGTCTATTAGAATCAGGGTTGTGCCAATCAAGAGTAAATAAATATTTACCAGAAATTTTTGTTTTTGTTCTATCAATGTAGGTCATGCGTATGTTTGCAAGGTTAGCAAATTTAGTTACAGTTATAAAAGGACTAAACGAATTCCATAAAACAAGATTATGAAGATCTTCTTCCGCCACATCTGGTTTAGTACAAAAAGCATTAATAGGCATTCTCCACCAGATACCGCCATCTTCCATTAAAAAATGAAATAATGGGCTACGGTTTTGCACACTTGAAACTCCAAAAATTACACAAGGATAATATTTGTCATGACTATCAAGTTGATTTCTTAAAAAATTACCACGAACATAGCATTCAATTGGTGGAATATTAGCGTTTAGTTCTGGCATTATTCTTCAATCTTCATTGCTTTACTCCAATTATTAATAGCCCAATGACCGATACCACAAGCGTCAGCAACGTCATTATCGTTAATAATTTTATTATAATTGATTTCAATTAGTTTTATAGTCCTTTCTTTTCTAATTTGTCTTTCATATGTTCTATACCAAGAGTCTGACTTTCCAGGATTTTTTGATCTAATTATAACTTGTTCTTCTTTTGTTATTTTTTTGTTTCCTAAATAATTTTGCCAAGTTATTGGCGCTACAGTTCCTATAACTTGTGTTCCAGTTAACCCTGCTGCACCTAATAATGCACCTTGCACTAATGCTAAATCTGCAGCAGTTTTAGGACTATTCATAAATACCGTGTGCTCAATTACAATTGCTTCAAATCCACCATAATATTCAAAAAATGCTTTTGTTTTAGCACAAGCGTCCATAACTTTTTCATAATTTGTTTTTCCATCAAACTTAATTTTACCAATACTTCCTAAAGTGTTATTATTAAAAATAGCAAAAGCAAGGCTGTTGGTGCTTGCATCAATAGCACAAATTGTTTTTGGATTACCACTGTTGTTCATAATCAATAAATCCTTTTATTTGTTTTAACATTTTGTCTACTTCTTTTTTATTTACATTACAGTTAGGGCAAAAACCAGAGTCATTATATATTGATAACTGTTCTCCACAACCACCAAGGCAAAGTCTTTTTTTTCCTTTTCTTCTTTGTCTGCGAACTATTTGATACCTTTCGGCTATCTTTATTTTAGTTGCCTGCTCTCTGCAAACATCTCCACAATAGATTTGATAACTTACTTTTGGTTTAAACAGGGTCTCGCATCTTTCACATAGTCTCACATTAATGAATCCTCTTCATCCTTTAATAATACTAGTGGTTTAATTTTTATTGTTCCTGTACCCGCTTCAGCGCATGCTTTTTGAATAGGACAGACTTTACAAATTTTTGAATTTGAGCGATATGGAATTTCTGGCAATTGTTTATCTTGCCAATTCTTATAAACTATTCTCATCCATTCAAATGCTTGCTCTACCCAATTACGATAATGATCATTTACTACTACAGGCAAAGTAAGCAATTCGTGATTATTTTTATTTTCATAAATCATAACACCTTTACGAATTTTTAAAACTTTCATGTACATTAATAATTGCATTAGATGTGCCATTTTAGGTCGTCTACTTATTTTTTTATATTGAAATCCATCGTTTGGCATTGTTTTTATTTCACCAACAAGTCTTTCACCTTTATAATCAAGCATTACGTCGCCATATCCATCAAACGGCGGATCGTCAGTTTTAACTCTAAATTCCATTGCTGGATGAGTTTGTTTGTTATATTTTCTTGGTAGTGGATCAAACTCCATATCTTGTGCAAGTAGGCCAGAGGCCTCTATTGCTTCTTGAATTCTTTCATGTCCTAAAGTTCCTTGTGTTCTATTTGCTACACCAAAAGCATCTGAATTATCATAAAATATTTGACCTTCAAACCCTAAGTACCAATATCTTGGACATTCTCCAGCACCATAAGTTATTCCAGATGCAGAAAAATTATTTTTCTTTGTAAACTTTGGTTTTGTTTTAGTAAGATATCCAGAGTTAATAGCATCTACCAAACCTTCAACAAAACTTTCATCCTCTTTACTATTTTTAACGTTCTTTTTAGTATCTTTAACCATAATCTGTTTTAATAAGTTTTTAGCCATTTTTATCCCTTGTTTATATAAGTATAGCAGGTTAGCGCATTATGTATTTAAGCGCTGATACCAAATCGTTAATTGCTTGGGCTGCCGTGAAATATATGTTTTTCTTTGCCCTATCCGACTTATCAACATTGGCCATCCAAGTTGCTTTAAATGACATTTTTGCAGCAATGGCTTGAAGTCGTACAATCTCCATACTAGCAACTTGAAGTGGAATATCAGGTTTAATAATAATTTTTGCAATCATGGTTAAGGCTGTAGTAAGTTCTTCATCTTGCATATAATCTGCAATTTCTGTCAAACCATTTACCATATCTAAAGTTGTTTTTTGCGGTACCTCATTAGTCATTTATTTCCCCTTCTGTTAATTGTTCTAGCATACTCATTTCAATTATAGCAAGTCTTACCTTTGTATTGCCTTCTCCAAGTATGACAATAATTGCTGGAGATTTGTCTCTATCCGCCTGGATTGAGTCAGTAACTACCTTAGCCCAAACATCTTTATTTAAAGTAAATGATTTTTCGGCTTCTTTAAAATCAACAACAAAGTTTCTCCAAGTTGCATCACCTTTTTTAGTGTTACGACCCGAATTTTTATGTTGTTTTGCTCCTATTCTTTTTGACTCATTTTTTTCACTCATTAATAAAGTCCTTTTTTCTTTTTTTAGGAGGAATTAAATCAACCTTTGAAATATGTTTTTGTGAGCACATCCAAGTTGCATTTCCAGTTTCTTTCCAATATCTTAAGGTTGTTACAACTTCTTGACAAGTTTTACAAGGCCATTTGCCAGGATATGTTGAAAATTTAGATTCAAGCATTAATTATTTTTTTCTTAAGTTGTTCTTGTAAGTCTAAATCTTCTTTAACACGATTAATAAAACCATCACGACCTTGGACTTTAGTTCCGTCATCTAACTGATACCAGGCACCAGTCCTATTAACTAGACCCATTGTTTCGGCAGTATCAACTAAATCTCCTATTGCATCAACACCAAGATCATCACCTCTAAAATAAAAATCATACTCACCAGATTGGAAACCTGGAGAAGTTTTAGAAAATTGTAGTTCCCAACGAATTTTTCTACCAGTTTTTTCTTCAATTAGTTTGTCTCCTATTTTAATCTTTCCTTTAATTGCTTGATTGTCTGATTCAGAAGAAAACAATTTTATAACGCAAGATGAATAAAATTTTGTAGCCTGACCACCAGATGGCTGTTGGCTAGTATACATAGCATTAATATTATTTCTAGATTGAGATATTAAAACTAATAATGTTGGCTTTACTTTATTATTTGCATAATTAAGCATTTTCCAGGCATTACTAAAGTCTCTAGACTCTGCACCAATTTGTTTAGTATTTTCAAGAGCCTTCATTTCATCTGAATCTTTTTCAAAATAAATAGCAG